GCCAATATCAACAATGGCACATCAAATGTCACAGTAGTCAGTTCAGGCGGCAACGTCACTGTGGGTGTCGGGGGAACTGGAAATGTGGCAGTGTTTGCCACAACTGGTGAATACATCACAGGCGTTTTAAGCGCCAGCGGCAATATCACTGGTGGCAACCTGCTTACTGCCGGAGCAATATCAGCCACTGGAACTCTCAGCGTCACTGGCAATGCCACACTCAGTACAACCAGCACAGGAAACTTATCAGCAGGCAACGTGACCACAGGTGGCATAGTTTCAGCCACAGCCAATATCACCGGTGGCAATATTCTAACTAGCGGATTAATAAGCGTCACAGGCAACGTAAGCGGTGGCAACATAAATCTTTCAGGAAATATAGTTGATACTGGTGCGTTGAGCATTATCACCGGTAGTAATGGTAACCTTGCACTGGCTCCAAACGGCACTGGTATAGTAACAGTGTCGTCGGCGCTAAGTGCAACTGGCAACGTTACAACCAGTGGTAACATAAATCTTTCAGGCACTGGTGCTCGTATAACAGGTGACTTTAGCAATGCGACTATCGCTAGTCGTACAATGTTTCAGACATCTACAGCAAATTCATTCACTGCTGTAATGTCAATGCCAAGTGGTACTGGTGTTAGTTCTGGCTTTACTGCCTTCAGCGGCAGCGATCCAGGTAACGCTGGTCTTATCCAAATAGCTATGATTTCAGCCAGCGAGGCAAGATTATCATCAGCTATTACAGGAACAGGAACCTATGCAAACTTGACTTTTTTCACTGGTGGCAGTCAAAGATTTGGCATTGATACCAACGGTAACGTTACTGCAAACGTACTATTGTCAGTTACTGGCAACGTCACTGGTGGTAACTTACTAACTGCTGGATTGATTTCAGCAACTGCCAACGTACAAGCTGGTAACTTGAGAACCGCTGGATTGATTAGTTCAACTGGCAACGTCACTGGTGGTAACTTATCAACTACAGGCAACGTAACTGCTGCCAACGTAGTTGTAGGATCAACTATAACAGGAGCAGTGGGCGCTCTAGTTGTCACAGCATCTCAAGGCAGCCCAATTCACATCAGGAATTCAGTTGGAACTTCCTATACTGAAATAGGTCTGTATTCTAATGCCAACGTTATTGTGGGGGCTGTAGGCGTGGCTAACCCTGGCACAAGTGTGTATGCAAACACAGGGTATTTCTGGAGCTCCAATGGCTTGATCCTCAACGGCAATGGTGCTGCAGATACCAATAGAAATATTTTTATTACCACTGGTGGTATAGTAACTGTTCCGGGAACCACAGCAGCCTCAAACACAACTACAGGTGCAATGACTGTGAGTGGTGGTGTTGGGGTAGCTGGAAACATATATGCAGGCGGCCTAGTCAGTGTCACCGGCAATATACAAGGTGGAAACATACGCACTGCTGGTTTGATCACTGCCACTGGCAATATACAAGGTGGAAACATACGCACTGCTGGTTTGATCACTGCCACTGGCAATATACAAGGTGGAAATTTACTTACTGCTGGACTAGTATCAGCAACTGGGAATATCTCTGGAAACTTTTTTATTGGCAACGGTGCATTTTTAACCGGACTCAGTGCAGGCTCTGCTTCTAATATTGCCAACGGTTCTACCAATATTACCATCCCAGTTTCATCAGGCAACATTGCAATGAGCGTGGCCGGACAGTCAAATACTGTGGTTATTAACCTGGGCAGTTTTACCATGTATGGTACATTTGCTGGGCCAAAAACGCTGAGTGCTAACGTAACTGTTGCAGATAGTGTGAATGCTTTGTTGCTGGGTCCGGTGAGCATAGGGGAAGAGTATCATATTGACGTTCCCGACTCATCAACCCTATATGTTTACGCACCATAAATATAGACAAGGATAATTTTCATGGCACTAACTCTAGACGGTACAACAGGTATATCAGCAACAGGTAACATTTATGGTAACAACATTATTGTTACCAACAGCCTCACTGCTGGCAGTTTTGCTCCTGCTTTGCTCAGTTCCACAGGCAATGTTACAGGCGGCAACTTGCTCACAGGTGGTATCGTAAGTGCAACTGGTAATATTACAGGTTCTTATATTCTTGGCAACGGCAGCCAACTTACTGGAGTAGATGCCACTCAAATCATAAACGGTACATCAAATGCCAAGGTTGTGAGTTCAGGTGGAAACATAGCAGTTGGCATTGGTGGTACTGCCAACGTGGCAGTATTTGCTACTACTGGTGCATTTATTACTGGTTTGGTTTCGGCTACTGGTAATGTATCGGGTGGTAACTTAAACGTCACGGGCAACATTGTTGATACTGGTGCGTTAACGATTATTACTGGTAGTAACGGCAATCTTACACTCAATGCTGGTACCGGATTCATCATTGCCAGCAGTGGCATTCTTAATGGTCAGGCCAACGGTGTTGGTAACATTGGCAATTCAACTGGTTATTTTAACACAGTTTTTGGCAAGGCAACCACAGCACAGTACGCTGACTTGGCAGAAATGTATTCGGCGGATGCAACATACAAACCAGGCACAGTGTTAGATTTTGGGGGCAATCAAGAAGTCACACTGAGCACAGCGGTGGCAAGTAACCGAGTGGCCGGAGTAGTTTCTACCAACCCAGCACACCTAATGAACTCGGTGCTGACCGGGGAATACCCAGTAGCAGTGGCCTTGACCGGGCGTGTACCCACTTCGGTCACAGGCACAGTGTCAAAAGGTGACATGATGGTTTCAGGCGGCAACGGTGTAGCCATGGCCTGCTCCAGACCTGAAATAGGTACAGTGATTGGTAAATCACTGGAAAACTTCAGCGGCGACTCTGGTGTGATTGAAATAGTTGTTGGTAGACTCTAATTCAACTGATTGAATTCTTGTTCCAACAGCGAAATTTTTCCTTGCACTGCATCTAAATTCACAGTGCTCCATAATCCAGGATGCATGGGTTTGGGCCATGTACCAGCATCAATCCAGGCATAGCCAATGTGTTCGTGATTGAGTCTAGGCGTGAATTCTGAATCCACAACACACACCCAGGTATGATATTCAAATGCTGAGTCAGCAGAAGTAAATTTTTCCAAGGGTATCAAACGCAAGTAAGTGGGAAAGAAACCCAACTCTTCGATGCATTCGCGCTCCATGCCACCCAACAAGGTCTCGCCTGTTTCAATCTTGCCGCCTGGCAAACCCCAAGCACCTGGATGTTTGGTATCGTTGCGCAAAAGATAAAGATAGCGTCCGGTGTCTCTGCTGCGGAACCACACTCCTACCGCTTTCAAAGCACTAGACTCCATGTTCCCCCAACATACACACCTTGGTAGCTCTTGACCCAGTCTGTGCCGGTCCATTCGTATTGAACACCAGTGGTTATGTTGGTAACGTACTGTGTGGTATTTGCCTGCGACACACTGTTGAACACGATTCTCCAGTGCGTACCAGTCCACTCAATCACATCGTTTGCCGATGCAATCAAGGGCTGACCCACAGCACCCAGCCAAGCTTCGGGAGGATATGTGTTGATCGCATTGCCTGTGGGCTCGGTCAGCAAGTATCTTTGTCCCACAGCCGGCGCTGGCAAGCCATAGTTGGGCCCGCTGACCAAAGGATCAATAATGGCTGTGATGGGAGCCAAGGTATTTTGCGGTGCTGTGTCCTGGTCAATATCATAAATCAACAGTCGATCATCGTTGGGATTGATCACTATGGTGCCCACAATAACACTGCCATCTTCTTGATCCAGTCTGATTTGACTGATACCCGGACGTAGTACACCATAGGCACTGATCACAGCTGGCCATAACAGGCTACTGCCAGCAACAATCTGAGTTGGAGTCAAATCATCATTGGCACCGTTGGGCACAATGGTGCGTCCCTGCAGGCACTGTATTTGATTGCCAATCACCACCAGTTCGTAGTTCCACGGAGTCACCACAACTCTGGTGCCCAACAACAAATCATTGTCTGCTATAGCATTGTCAAGATCACCTTGGGCGTCATACATTGATGCAATCACACGTTCAACCACACCCAATTTCTTAACTTTAGCTGGGCTACTCAACCAAACTGGCAAACTAAATTTGATAGTGGCCATGTCAATGGGATTCTCAGTGCCAATGGGAATAGTTCTAGACGTCCAGGTCACACTTTCCAAATCCACAACACTGAGACTGGTCCAATCAATAAAGTTATCAGTACTTTGAACTTCAAGACTGGGATTGAACAAGGTCAGCAACTGTTCCAACAACTGCATTTTTTGATTGGTGTTTGAAGTCCAGATGTCCAAGGTAATGCCCAGCTTGTAGGGCACAGGCATCAGGCGTTCAATAGTAAACGCATTGCCTTGAGTGGTGTCAAAGGTGTCAGAATCTGAGTCGTAAGTGCGTTGACGAACATTGAGTTTGCTGACATGATAAGGTTCTTGAATTCTACCACGATCATAATCCAAGCTAGAAACATAAAACGTCATCAGCGGTGAAGCTGGCATTGAGTTGCGACTGTTTTCTTGAATGATAACTTGAGCATTGCGACTGGCATCCCCGTAACGAACCGGCACACGAATCAGTGCGGCATTGTTTACACCGTCGGTTTCGTTGCCGTATTCGATTTGAAAGTTGCTGATGATCCGAGTAAACTGTAACAGGAAACGTCGGATTTGTGCATCGTAAAAAAATTGTTGCATTGCTTAACTCGATTTCTGACCCGGTTGTGTATCAGGATATGGTTTGGCGTCTTTGTTTCCGCTTTGGTCTCCGTTGTCGGCTCTTGGTCGCAGTATTTGGCTGAGACTCTGACGACTTGGAATATTGCCCATGTCCGTTGTGGGTACAGTGTATGTATTGTTCACAAAGCCCGAGCGTAAAGTATCGTTGCCCACACCATTGTTGAGATTGGTACGTACTTTGTCTTCGATCTTGATCCAGCGTCTGCCATCATATCGGAACAAGCGATTGGGGAAATAATCCAATCTCAAGGCGTAGTCTCCTGCCACAGCGCCCAACGGGAATGTGACACCGGCACTGACCGGCAATCCGTTTGGTGGCACACCGTCTCCGGTCAAGTAACCCACGGTGTAACCGTCGGCCTTGGGGGTAACGTTCATACCGCCCTGTGTTCCGTCCACAGTATCTCCGCTTTGAATCGTGAGTGACTCTGGATTGGCAGGCTGGCCGTTGTCCAAAGTGGCCACAACATACAAGGGCTTGACATCGTAACCAGATGCAGGTACTTCCACATCGGCTTGTGTGAGTATGGCATCGTTGATCTGGTTGTCTTTGGGACGAGTACTGAACAAATCGCTCTGTGTGGGGGGTGTGTACACTCGCCAGTAATCGGTGTTGGTGATGTCTGTGCCGGCTGGAACGTTTTGTGTGGCTTGGTAGTATACATCCCCGTAGTTTGTGACCCAGCCAGTGGGATAAAAATTGCCGTTGTCCCAGATATTCTCTGATGCAACTGGCTTCTTGAGTATGTCTTTGAACTCTTGGTTGTTGGTCATGGGCGTGGCCTTCACACGCCAGGTGTGTGGCAACCAAGTTTGGCTCATGCCTTCTGTGGCATAGTCAGCATCTTGCACCACGTAGTATCGGGGCAAAGGCTGTGGAATTGCCTGGTTCAGCGGATAGTAATCTTTTAGGTTGGGTACCTCCAGTACATCACCGTTCATGATCTTGCGACCCAGATTATCAATCATG